CCGAAACACCAAATCCAAATGTCTGTACACCTAAAGATGCTCCTGTCGAACACACATCCATTCCAGAACTATTTACTTGTGGAGCGGAAGCAGTTGGTGGTGCAGATTTTATATTAGAAGTACTGGTACTAGTTGTAGTAGAAGCTGAGCTAGAACCACTTTCATAGGTAGTAGCGGTAGTCATGTTACCATCAATTTGAGTGTTACCTCCGTTGACATTGGATTGAGTTACATCATCTGCTTGTGAATTTTGAATGGATAGAAACAATATAAATATTGCAACCTGTAAAAATTTATTCGTTATCCTCATCTTTTTTATTTACCTCGTAAAACATTTTATCCGAGTCCTCAGTAACCAAACCTTTATTCTCAACATTCCAATAAGTTGTTTGAACGCTATAATCTGGCCAATTATCCTTAACGGTGAAGCTAGGTATGTTCCAAATGATTCTATTATTGGGTTGAGCGGCAAAATTGCCGTTATCTAAAGCAAGAACATGAGCACATTTATGTTCTTGAGGTATCTCTGAGTGCTCTATATCCAGTATATTACTATCTGGAGCGGCCCAGTCAAGTGTAAATAAATACTCACCAGGATAAAATTTTTTATCTATGCCTTTGTATTTTCCTCTAGCAGAACTTAAAAAATCAAAATGATGAACAGAAGGGTGGTAACTAAAGCAATTCCACAATTGTAACTCGTGTACTTGCATATCGGGCACTTTGGTTCTTTGAAAATGTTTTTGGAAAAAAGCTGAGATAGGCAGTCTATAAAAGATCGCACCGTTCTCCAACATGCAATGGAATAGTATCGCCTTCCCAGCGATACTGGCGATTCCAAAGATAACCACGTCTTCAGCTTCTCCATGATGTTTTTGTAAGTCATATAAATATTCTCTTTTTATTTGACAGTAAATAGGTGGTATGTTTGCATTTAAATAAGCCATAGTTAATCATATATATCTCCCCAAGTCTCACCTGATTCATAATCAACTTTGTTAGGGACCTCTAATGTAACAGCATTTTCCATAATCTCAATAATTTTTTTCGCATGTTCAGGAGATTCTACTGATAAATCTAATTCATCATGGATTTGTATGTGCGCTATAATACCTTCTTTGTATAATTCTAACATACATTTTTTAGTCATGTCTGCAGCACTACCTTGAATCAACTTATTCAAAGCTTTGTAGGTGTAGGCTCTTTTAATTCCTGGTCCGTGTTCCTTGAGTGCATCTTCATGAGGTAATGCTTTATGCATCCCAAACTGATTGGGTTCCCACAAAGGAAATCTACATAGTCTTCCTAGTAACGTTCTTATCTGACCACGTTCTTGAGCACGATTAGATGCAGCATTAGTAATCTGTTTTACAAACGGAACTCTTGCATGATATTGATTAAACAATTCTTCTGCTTTTTCTTTAGTTACACCTAACTCTGCTTGTAGTTTTGTTTTACCCATACCGTAAAATAATCCTAGGTTAATGGTTTTTGCTTGTGATCTAGGTATCTCTGCCATATCTGCAACAATCTGGTGAAAGTCTGTAGTAGCATCATTGTTATAAGCATCCACTACATCATACACCGATGGAAATTTATACAGAGCCGCATAATGAACAACTAATCTTGGTTCTTGTTGAGAGTAATCAAAACAACCCCATGTATGTCCCTCATCTGGTAAGAATAAAGAACGAATCATAGGTCCTAGATCCTTGTTTCTTGCAGGTAGTTGTTGAAGGTTAGGGTTACTATAAGAAAATCTCCCTGTAACCGTTCCTCCTTGATCCGATCTAATCTGATTTATGTCTGCATGGATTCTACCTTTGTGTTCGTATCTTATAATTGTGTCTATGAAAGTAGTATGAGCCTTGTTTATCTCTCTAGCTTTTGCTATCTTCTGTACTAATGGATGTTTATGTTCTTGAAGAAAATTTTTAGTAAAGGAGGGAGCCTTTGACTTCTCTGTTCTTTCGTAAGTTAAACCTAGTGTATCAAATACTTTGGCAATCGATCGTGCTGCCCATATTTGAGTTTCTATTCCTGTTTCTTTTTCTACTTCTCTCAGCAATAATGTTTCTTTTTGTGATAGTTGGTCTTTCAGTTTATGAGCACGTTCGACATCAACCCTAACCCCTTTAAATTTCATATCTACTAGACAAGGAAATAAATCTGTTTCTAAATTAAAAACAGATTCTATGTCTTGATGAATAATTTCTTTCTTCATCATCTGCCAAAGTTGTAAAGTAAGCTCTGCATCCTTTTCTGCGTAAGATCCTACTTCCATTGCCGGTAGTTGCCACATATCTGCTTTAGGATCTAAACCTCTAGACTTAGCTGCTTGTACTAATGCAACTTCAGATTTACCATGGCCTATGTAGTCCCAACCTAAAGCATTTAAACTATATTGAAATCTATTTTCATCTACAAGAGATGCTGCAATCATAGTATCTACAATTAAACCGTTTATTTTTATACCTAATTTACGTATCCAACATACATCATACATTGCATTGTGAAATATTTTGATAGCATCGCATGCCATGGTATCTTTAAACCACTCTAAGGTTCTTTTACGATCCATGTTAGGACCTTCTTTGTGTGCAATAGGGAAATAATATTTTTTTCCTGGTACAGCAACCGCAATACCCACTACTTCACCATTACCAATAATAGAACCCGAACCCTTAGACCGTAAGTCAGGGTCTCTTGTCTCTAAATCAACTGCAATTTCATCGTAAGATCTTAAATCAGGATACTCTTCTGGTTCAAGCCATTCTGTCTGTGCTGTAAATTTTGGAATAATCATTCGTAGTCCCTCAAAATAATCATATCTATATATTGTTTTGCTTTTTCTAAATCTTCACGTTTGTTTTTGTTACGATGCCTACAAATATATTTAATAATGTTGCCTTCTGCGAACAGTAAATTATTTTCATTTATAAATTCAGAAGGTTGTATCTTAAAATTTTTATAATGATCACCCCCAATTTGTTTACTCCATGTCATACTTTTAAATAAATCTTTGTGTGTCATAACTGATAACCATACCTTTCTATTTTTGCTTTTAATAAGTATAAATTGTTTCTAGCACGAGTTGCTCCAACATACCAGACCCTGTGTTCTTCATCTCTTTTTTTAACACTTCTTTGAACCGCCTGCCTTATTTTTCTAGCGTTGTCTAGTATTAAAACTACATTATCTTCCTCTCCACCTTTGGCTGCATGGATAGTAGAAAGTTTTACTCTTGCTTCGTCATTTAAATTTTCTTTATTGGCTAACATCAATCTTATGTAATTTTTTTGATCTAAAGATACTTTGTCAAAAATCTCATACCAAAATAAATCTTTACTCCAAACCTTGTCCCCAGTATAATCTTTGATGTCTTTTGATTCGTTTTCTGTAAGATCTAAACCATTAGTCCATTTAGTGTAATTTAAAATAGCTTTGTATAATTTTACACCGTAACTTTTTCCTTTTTTAGTTTGATAATAAATACCTTTAGATTCCAAATCCTGCATAATATCTTTTAAACGTGTACCGGTTCTTGCAAGAACCAACCAATTACCTTTATGTAGATCTACGTTGTGTAAGTTATATATTGCTTTTGCTTCTCCTTGTTCTTCCCTAGGTAAATATTTTTTATCTACTCTTAAACCTTGGATACGATTGATAATAGTTTTTGAAATTTCTTGAACACTAACAGGAATACGGTGAGATTGAGTCAAAAATATTTCTTCTCCTGGTTCATTAATAAAACGATCTACATCTGCTCCAGCCCATTGGTAAATAGCTTGGTCATCATCTCCTGCTAAATAAATATCCTTAGATTTTGTTTTTAATAAATCATACATTTGCCATTGTAAGGGAGATAAATCTTGAGCTTCATCAATAAACACTGCTTCAAACTCAGGACACAACTCTGGTTTATTTACAAACTGATGAATCATATCGTTAAAATCTATTAAATTATTTTTTTGTTTATACTGCTCTAAATTTATATTGATGTGTTTTAATATATCCCAATTAATATCTTCTCTAGCATATTCATTAGTATGCCACTCTTCCTCTACGGTTATATTTTTGTTTTTTGCTTTTCCTATTATTTGATAATAAAGATTGTCACACGTTAAAAAATGTGTTTCTTCATCATTGTTTTTATCTTGAAACTTAACCCTTATGTTTAATTGTTTACCTAAATCTTCATAATGATAAGGTTGCATTACACTTTCTTCTTTTAAACCCAATGCATGAAAAGCAAATGAGTGAAGTGTTTGAAAGTATCTTAGTTTCTTTTTCTCTATACCTATTCTTTCTTTAGCTTCTTTAGCTGCTTTTCTAGTAAAAGCAAAATAACCAATCTTGTCTAAAGCTATACCTTTATCTGTATAGGACTTAACAAAACCCAGTAATTTAGTAGTCTTACCTGTTCCAGGAGGACCATAAACTTTATAAATCAAAGGATATCTCCTTGATCTTGCATAGGTATTAATTCATCAGGAGACTCTTCTTTAATAAAATAACTGTCTTCTATCTTTACACATTTAACCGGTGGGTTAGATTTTTTCTCTGCTTCTTTTTTTGGAAATCTTTTTCTGCAAGTAAAGTCAGCCTTAAATTGTGTTTGCATTTGTGTTGCAGTTCTATCTTCTTTTGTTTTCCATTCTTTGTTTTTTAAAAAATTAAAGAAATGATCAAAGATAAAATAAGCATTACCATCTGAAATAAGAGTGGCACCACTTTGAAAAGACGCATGACTAGTTGCAGGCATTTGATGGATATAATCTGTTAAGTGTTTATGTAATTGTTCTTCTGGAGTAGTTCCTGATGCAGGTTTTATGATTTCCATGTTATCCCAAAGAGAATCTATGATAATTTGAAAATCAGCATCTTTAATTTTTGGAGGTACAATAGGTGTCTGTGCTGCAACTACTTTTCTTAAATCTCTCATCTCCAAAACTTTATCAATATTCCTTGCAGTAATTTGTTTTGTTTTTTCACCTTCTCCCTTATCCGGTAGATGAACTGTCAACCAAAACTCAGGTTCTAATGGATAGTCTATTTTAACTAAATTAGATAGCATAGGCCATGTCTTTCTTTTATCAGAAGCAATTCCAAATTTTCTTTTTACACAAACTGATTTGATACAGTTACTTTTAATAGGATCCTCGTTACAAGTATGTCCTTTGGTTTCTTTACGCCAAGCTCTTATTTTAAAATTTACTTTATTGTCGTCCCACTCTGAAGAGTATTCAAAATATTTTCTTGCTGCCTCAAAAACTTTTTTCTCCCAGTCATCTGGGTATTTCTTTTTAGAAAAAACCATATAATTATATAGAAAACGATCTCTTCCGTCATTTAATTTATTTTTACTTAATGCTTGCAAACAAGGTGGACCATCTATAAACTCTTCGTCCCCTCCTGTTAGTTCTTTATTAACTAATGTATTTGCAAATTCCTCTAATTCAGCTGCTGTTTTTGTATTTGCTTCTACTATTTTTATAAATTGTTCAAATGTAAATTCAGTTCCATCGGTAGGATTAACAGCCACTCTCTCATTTTTTTTGTAATAAGGTAGATTAATAAAATTACCATTGATTGGATTTCCTTCGTCACTGGTCCCTAACTCTGTTTGTTTAGGAAATATTTCTGTATTGGATTCTAATTTAAAAGTAAATAATAATTTATCTAAAAAATTTCTAATAAAACTTGCTTTCGCTGGTTCTTTTAAAAACATGTAAACATGTAAACCACCGCTTTTAGATTTAACCGGTATGACCGGTATGTTTTTATCGTTAATAATATCTAAATATTTTTTAATATTAAATTCTTGGTAGTCTTCTGGGTCTATATCAATAGCACCAAATCTAGCCATACCTTCATCATCACAGGGTTGTATGCCAATAGATTTTTTTCCTTCTAAATGTTCTATGTAATCTTGTTCTTTAATAGGATTTTGTGACCAACCATAATCTCCTGGTTTAAATTTTACTTTTCCATTGCCATTATCTTCTTTATATCCGTTTTTTACATTACAGTAACCATAGTTACGTTTTAGGCCTGTAAATATCTCTATAAATTTACTATCCATACTCTCTTTCTGTGTGGGCAGCTTTCACCACCCACAATTTTGTTTTGCTTAAATGATGCTTTTATCTGTCTTATCAGAAGCTTCGTTATGTTTAACCTTAACGTCTCCTTTAGAAACGCTTTCAGAAAAACTTCTAGCTGTCTGATATAAAGATGCATCCTGTACAGGACCAACTTTACTGACTTCCCAACCAAACCACGTTCCTTTATCATTAGACTGTTGCACAGTCTTTAGACTATAAATGTGGCTAAAAGATGCAGGATTGTATAATCCATTGGTACCTTTTAGTTGGATTTGATTCATCATAGTATTCCATTTTCTACTAATTTTTAATTGAGTAGATTTCATGGATATGAGAGCGGTGGAGGGTGTATCTCCTAACGTTATCACAAAATGACTTGCAGTTTTTTCAATATAATTACCGTTTGGTAATCTATCTTTATAATCTGCTCCTCTTGTTGTTTGTGATAAAATATCACTTGATGAAGGATGTATTCCTACTGGAGCTCCTGGGCCTTCGCCTCTGTCTCTCCATTCAATGTATTCCAATTTATAATGACATGGAAGAACATTTAATCCTTTTGTTCCATCAAATAATTCTGAAGTTACCGAGTTGTAAATCATGCCAGGTTCTGCACCTTCAACATATTTACCATCTCTTTTATTTACTTCAGGAGATAATTGTCCTAAGATTTTTAAGAAAGGTAATGCTAAATCATCTTGTCCTAATTCTCCTAGACCTTTGCCTGCGTCTGCCTCAAATATATTTGTAGACAAAGCACCTGCTTCTTCTTTTTTTACTACTTCTTCGTTCATGTTTATTGTTTCCTTGTTATTTTGGTTCGGTTTCCTGCGAACACGTTAAATAGTTCCGTGGGCATATCTTGTCCAGACTCGATACGCTCACGAACCAGTGCTTTGAGAGTCATGGGCTCAACCTTTAATTTCTGGATCGGTTGATATCCATTCTCTGCTGCAAGGTCTGCATAAGTGCTCGCCTTGTTATCTTCGTTGCGGCCAAAAGAAACGGTGATTTCGTTTTTAATGATATCACCTAAGCCGTTATTTCGAAGCCAGTTAAATGCTTCTTCTTTTTTCTCTGCTGAGATTGAAGCACCGTAGACGGGTTTAACTTCTATAGCTTCCCCATCTAATAATTTCATTGTACTAATATTCATTTCTTGCATCATTGTAGGAATAATGTCTGCAGAAATAATATCAGCTTGTTTTTTTAAATTTTTTAAATCTTTTTCTGTAGAAGTTATTTGATCTTCTAAGTTTTTAAGTTTTAAAACTTGATCCGATAGTTCCTTAGCATCATTGGCTAAAGATATGGATTTAGTTTGATCTTCCTCAAAGTTTATCTTGCTCATCTATAATACCTTTCTCGTATAAGTTTATCTGTATTGGATAGTATCTTCTTTCTTGTTTATCCCACTTCAAAAGTTTGTATCTTCCATTTGTTATATCCGACACAACAGAACATGCAACCCCTATAATTGCTGGATCACCAGTCAATAATAAATAATCATCAGGTTGATAGTCTTTTAATAATTTTCTTAATTTAAAAACTAAAGGACCTGGCGATAAAATAATTTGAGACGTTTCCGGTAATAACACTTTCAACGTACCAAATGCAGATGCACCTATAATATTTATTTTAGGACGACCATCTCTTGTGCCTGGTACGTCTTGTAAAATATATACTAAATTTTCTGTCATAACTTTCTTGACAT